TGAAGTTAAACCAATTTTATCTGTAAATGATCTTAATGCATTTGCGGCAGCATCAATTTTGCTTGTGATCCATTCGTAAATTGCGCCACCAACGTCTTTAATCCAACTGATGGCTTTGCCGGCCCAATCACTAATAACATCACCAAATGCTTTCCAAACTATGATGATACCACCAACCGCTGTAGCGATTGCAGCCAATCCTATTAATATTTCTGGTAGACCAATTGCAGCCAAAAATCCACCAATTGCACTTGCAAGACCAGTAAGCATTGCACCTAGTGTACCAAATACACCAGTGCTTGTGGTTACAGCCGCAGTTGCGCCTTCAGCGGCTACTGTTGTTAAACCAAATCGTTCTGCTAATTGTGTTTGTGATAAGGCTGCAGCCTCGTTCATTGTTGCTAATCTTGTTTCAGCGGCTGCTAATGCGTTAGTTGCGGCTATGGCTTCGGCAGATCCAATACCATATTTTGCAAGTGCAGCATTTAATTCAATTGTGGCAACGTTAACAGTATTTTGTGCAGTTTGCACACGACCTAAACCTGCAGTAAATGCAATAGATGATGCCTGCGCGTGAACTAATGAAGCGGCATATGAATCAACTGATGCTGTGCCTGCTACTGCCGCGGCTGATGTTGGAATAAAGGCTAAGCCCAAGCCTTTAATCATAGTAACTAAATCACTAATAGCACCAAGTACTTTACTTGCTGTAATTAAACCTAGTACTGTTAATAAACTTTCTGCGGCCACTTTGCTACCAAGTATACCTGATATTTGATCGCCTTTTAATCCTGTGAAATTTTCAATTAATTCTACAACTTTACCTTGCAATAAAGTAAAGCCTTGTTTTAATTGATCATAGAAATGAGCGGCATTTTCTGCGGCTTCGGCCTCTTCGCTCATTGTACCTTTGAGTTTATCTAGATTTTTAATGTATTCTTCAAGATCAGCACCCTTAAATCCTTTGCCTAACAATTCTTGCATTGTTAATGCTTTTTGCGCAGGATCTTGCATATTGGCTAATGCTTGTGCAATTTTATTAAATGTATCTTCAGCACTATGCGTTTTTAAGTAATCCATAGAAACGCCAACTTTGCCAAATGCATCTTGTAATTTACCATTACCTTCTGCGGCTTTTTCAGCAGCCATTTCCATTTTACTTATTGCTTGACCTAATGCATCACTGCCTTTACCAGCGGCAACCATTGCGGCATTCATTTCCATGAAACTTTGTGTGCTTACATTTAATGAACTTGCCATGTTAACCATTTCACTGGATGCTTCAAATGCATGTGCGACAAATTCAGCCAAACCAATTCCTAGGACAGCAGTACCTAATTTTTCAAATGATTCAGATATACCAACTGTAGTTTCATTTAATTTCGTAATGCTTTCACTTACACCTTGCAATTGTGTTTTGGCGTTGTTGGCAAAATCATTTACTTTTGAAGTTGTTTGGTTTAGGGCTGTCAACATCTGTGTGTTGTCAAGCCCCATTGTAATGCTAATATCTTGTGCCATTATTTTCTTCCAAATGTATTAATATATTGTTTAACCAAACGATCGGCTTCAACTTTAGTAGGTTTACTCATACCATCTGGTGCCTGAATACTACCGCGCATTCTACCATCTCTAAAACCTCGACCAGCATCAAGTACACCAGCATATTGGTATTGTGCTTGAATGCGCAAATTGCTATCTAAGGTTGTACTATTTTTAGCATTACCACTACGTACAGGAGTCAAATCTTTAAAATAATTAAAAATTTGAGGCATTACTACTTGCTTAAGATTTGTAATCTTTTGCATTTTGTTTTGATAAGCAACATCATTGATTTTAAATGATACCGGCCCACTAGTTATTGATGTATTTGGATTTGAATTTAATATCGTTGCCATAATTACTCCATTAACTCATTTTTAAGACAGTTATAAGCACATAACATTACTCTGTTTGGCATCTTATAACCATCTGTAATTACTGGCATACCATTTTTATCTAAAATCATTAATTTTAAAATTTCAATGGTATTTTGATAATCTAAATTATTATCATTAATAAATTTTAAATGTTGTTTTGATTCTTCAGGATAAGAATAAAACTCTAATTCATCGCCATAATCCAACACAATATCAGGTTCACTAATAATGAACTTTTGTAATGTTGAAATTTTGGCGATTGAATCTAATCTCATTGTTTTACCTTATTCATAATATCTAACATTTCCTGCTCAGTTAAATCTGGGGCGGGTGCAACACCATTGTTGTTAATCTTTTGCATTTCATAATTATGATAACTCATGGCAACGTCCATCAAATATAAATCATATGTTGTTGCACGTTCTAAAACTTCGCTTGGCAACATTTTATATCTTTTGGCCATTGTTTCAATTGTCAATACTATGTATAACTCCTTAGATTTAACATCAATTGTGCTGCCTGTTACTTTCCCAACATTTCACTGACTTTCATGATTGCTTTCATGAGAATCTTGGGTGGTAGCATATTGTCTTTTGTCAATATTTCTTTTCCATCTTCGTCAAGAATCAATGTACGAACAATGCCAATCAAACTTGAATTAACTGCATTTGGATCAACGCTTGCCAACTTCATGAATACATCCATAGGTTGACGGTCCCAAGTATAAAACTCAAGAGGTTCGTTATATTCTTTGATTACATCCTCATCGTCTAGTGTGATTTGTACTAAGACAGGCTTTGCGGATAATTGTGATAATTTCATTTTATTTGTTCCTTAAATTGTTGTAAAGTATTTATGCTTACAGATTATCTTGATCTGGTTCGCATTCTTCTAATAGTTGATTTAATAGTGCAATACGAAAGGCTTGCTTTGCTTTCATTTGCTTGATTGTGTATAACATGTTGTCTAACATGGGCATTTGTTTGGCTTCATCACCAAGCAAACTTCTTAATTTTTCTTCGTTGGTTTTTAACCATACTTCGTTCATTTGTTACTCCTTAATTTATTAAAAAAGGCACCTTGTGAGTGCCTTTTCGTTTAACTGTTGCTCAATTAAGCAACGTTACCTACTAGATAACTACCGTCTACAGCAAGTTCTAATGGTGTGATCCATACAGGTTGTGTAGGTGCAGTTTTAGGTGCTAAGTTAGTGATAAAGCAATTACCAGTGTAAGTGTAAGCACCAGTAGCATTACCATTCCAATACACTTCAAACTGCAAAGGTGTTTTGTTAGTTGAAAGTGTAGCAATACCAATACCACTTGCAGTGGTGTTAGCATTTGCAGAATTACCAAAATAAGTTGTGCTATCAACGATAATGTTGGTTGCAATCTTATTGTCAGCAGGTGTACTTAGTTTACGTTGATCAGTATCGCTAAAGTCAGTGTAAGCATAAACGCCAGTACTGTTGGTAATCGTTACATCCTGTAAGAATGGAACTGTGATTGTATTTGCACCACCAGGAGTTTGACCCTGAATAGTTAGTGCAATAATAGGCTGTGTGCCTTGAGTGTTTGTCGTAATACGTGCCATTTTGTGTTCTCCTTAATGTTGGCTTTATTGAAATTCAAGTCGAGTTAATTTAAAAGTCCAGGTATATCTTTGACGTTGCGTACCATAATTCAAAACTTCTTGGTAATCTCTTTCGAAATAACCATCCATGAATTGTGTGTTTGTTCCAGGATAATTCTGTGTAACTAAACTGCTAATCATATCTCTAACACGATCTAAGTTAGGGTCTTGTTGGAAACTGATGTATGCAATATAAAACTCATCAACTGCGTTATAGATGTTACCACCTTGATTAACAGCAAGTTGATTTGGTGTTCTATTTGTAGTTACAATATCACTAATGTAAATGCCATAACGAACAATGTCATCATCACTTGCCCAGTCTTCATTGCTGAACACTGGAACATCCCATGATTGTGGTATATAATATTTTACCATTGTATACACACCATCACCGGTGATGTAAGGCATGTTGCCAGGATTATACATTAAAAGAATCTCCTGTCACCGTTGAAATAATCAACGTCTGCGGTCCAGTTTTCTTCAAGTTTCGTTGTGGGTCCGTTTGGTGAGTTTTGATATAGGTCATAGAAGTTCATCAACTCCAATGCCTTAACCCATTCACGGTCACAACGATCTTTTGCGAATTCATAGTTCATCTTGTCAACATCGTTCATGTTACTGACCTCAGTTACTAGTGATTCATAAAACACTAAAACTGCACCAAAAACGTCTAAACGGATTAGTGTCTGGTCGTTTTTGATGAGTTGACTAGGATTGAAACTACTAATAAGCGCACCATTAGGCAAATTGCTGTAATAGTACGCCCCTAGTACTGTGTCGCAGTATTTGTTCCACCAACCGAATTCAAGTTTGTACAACCATTCTTGGCTACCAACCTTGAAATAAGGTTGCCAGTCAATATTCAATGCTTGTGCCCTGCGATAGGCAGCAGGATCATAAAACAATATGTCTTGCTCTGTCGCATTTGAGATTCGTTGATATGGTACTGACATTTTAGATTCCCTGGTTTATAAATTATGAACGTGCGTCTTGTTGAATGTTAATAGCACCACCACGACGTTGGTCACCAACGCCAGAACCGAAATATCCTAGGCCAGTTAGCCAATTTTGCAAACCACCAGGTACTTCACCTATCTTGATTTGCAATCCTTCTTTCATAACAGTGAACAATGCACTGTCACCAAAGTAAGCGCCAACCAAGCAAGGCTCATAAGCACCATTAATGTAACGCTTGTTAGATGCATCACCGGCGATGTATTGCAAGAATGTGGTGAACATGACCATACAGCCATAAACGTTTTCAATCTTACCTGTTGATAACAATTCGTTACCAAGTGCAGATAGGTTACTACCACCGCTTGATGGACCTGATACGGCGCCACCAGTTAACTCACTCAATAGACGAGTTAATGAAGAACCTGAACCACCAGGTGCACCTGAAGTTGCTTCAGTTACATAACCATTGCTATCAAGAACGATAACAGGTGAACCACTCATACGAGCAACCTTGAATTGTTGTTTAGCAAAACGAATCAATTCTAATACTGAACTTGTTGTAAAGCCAGCAGTTGCACCGTTAGCAACGTTACCAGTGAATGACAATGAAGTGCCTGATGGAACTAATTCCAGTGCACCTAATTGTTTAACACGTGTGTATCCGTCAGCACTTGTTGCGTAGTATGTGTTCAATGGAGTTGGTTTGAAACCAGTTGTTGTGTTAACTGGAGTTGCAGTTCCATCTGTTTCTGCGCTTGTTGCGTTAGCGAACGCTTGGGTAACACGTTGGTCAACCTTTTCAGCGAATGAGTCACCCAATTCAGCACCTAATGTTGCTGCCAATTGGAAACTTGTGGTCCATCCGTAGAAGACATCGAACGCAGTCGTTGCAACAGCAGGACTTGCTAAGATACTTGTTTGAATCAACGCAGGATTTTGAACAGCGGCGTTACCTGTGTTCCATGGACTAGTTGGTCCACCAGCTGGGTTAAAGTCCTGATAAGTGATAGGTGCAAAGTTAGGTACCAAGAATTGATTACCTTGTGTAGGTAATACAACGTTGGTCATGTTAACTAGACCCATAGATTCGTGCATAGCACGTAGAGCGAAATTGGCAATTGCGAACGTAAAACCGTAGTTTTCGTTGTCTGAGCCACCTAATACATAAGCCATAATAATTCTCCTTAATGTTGGCTAGATTCAGAGTATTTTTTGACTGCCCAAGGAACTTGTGGCTGCTACTTGCATGATCTTTAATCCAATGTTCTTGCCTAAACCATTTGTCTTAGCCCAGTTGTTAAACGCGGCTGGATCTTTGGCATAGTCAGGCATTGTTTCATGAGGAGCACCTGCAAAATTTCCTTGACCAGGTCTTAAGCCTGATCCAGAGGGTAGATTACTCTGTTTTAGTAGTTTAGGATTACCCTGCGCTACTTCCTGTACTAACCCCTGAATTGTTAGTGGGCTACCGTCCATACCATAACGTTCTTGTCCTTTGCTGTTAATAATGCTGTAGGTTCCATCGTTATTCCATTGAATATTGCTTCTGACCTTTGACAATGCATAATCTAACAAATCAGGATCGAATCTGTCACCCATGGCTCGCTGAATATCACCATCTAGTTCTTTTTCACGAATCATTTGGTCTTTACGAGCCAAATCACTTTGAAGTTTACTAAATTGTTCATGCAAGTCATTAGTAGTGACGCGACCAGTACGTTGTTGTATTGGTTCCTCCACTGGCTGTGCGTTGCCACCGGACTGTTGTTGAACAGCAGAGGTTCTTGCAATGAAACTTAACGCCGCTTCTACTGATTCAAATTGTTGCCCACTAGCATTGCTAAGAGCATTCAATATTGAATTAGTTGTGCTTTTACGAATAGCACCTGCATTTACTTGTTGTTCCGCAGAATTGTCAGGTTGTCCCTGACCTTGTCCTTGAGCAAGGGCTGAATCGTTGCCACCGATAGTTACTTTGTCCATTAAATTTGTTCCTTATAGTTATAACGTAACCAACGAAATTGTTGATAATGTATTTAGTCTGGGCATTATCGACCCGTGTTTAAACCTGTGATTTGCACAGCAACGGCTTGTTGTGGGTAGTAACTTGTACCCATTGGAGTCATTGGAGTGCCAGGACCGCCTAACAATGTTGTGTTATCCACTCTACCAAATTCACCTTCATCGGTTTCTTGGTATACATTCATTAATTTTTCTGCGGCTTCTTGTTGTTGTTCTTCAGTCATTGGTACAGTGTTAGGATCAACAAAGTTTTTATCTAATACTGGTACCATGCTATCTAATGCATCACTGCTTAATACTTCATTTTGTTCTTCAAGCAATAAGTTTCTTACATCAATGTCAGGAATAGTGTTGATGTATGCTTGTTCGTATTCACGTGTGTCTTCATTAGGTGCCAACATACCAATAAGTTCTTTTGTAACCAATGCTTTAACCATATCGCTGTCGCCAGCCATTGTTTGTGCTTGTTGCAATAGTGCTAGTCTGTAATTGGTATCGTGTGCTTCATAGTCTGTGTTATAGTTAACGCTACCAGCCCAACGTTGACCCATGAAACGTGCGGCAAAGGTAAAAATCATACCTTCAGTTACTTCCATTAATCTTGCTTTGCTTTTT